TCATCATCATTTTGTCCAAATGCTTCTGACGCCTTTCTTGAAAGCTTTTTTGTAAGTCTTTCTATTTTGTCCGCCTTTTCTTTTGAAATATCTAAAGAACCATCATAACTATCGTAAGCTAAAGTTGGATTTAAATAGTCAGACACCCTTATGTTAAAAGGTTCTAATGGTTCTTTACCCCAATCAAGTGGTGCAAAGTTTATCGGTGTTTTAAAACTTCCCGAACTTCCCGAACCCGTTGATTCTTTTAATTGTTTTTTATTCATATATTTACGTATATTATAAATATCTTAAATTTTAATTATGACAGGAACAACAGAACCAATTGGATATCTTTTTGAAAGTATTGCGATATATGAACCATCAGCGGTTCCAAAATTTATTGATAAAATGACTCCCGAACAAGCATTTTATGTGTTAACACAAGCAATTCAAATGGCTTATACTAAAAGTTTATACTCGATGCAAGAATCAGAAATACTCTCAAAAGCGTTAAGAATATTAACCCAACCCGAAAATGAAGAAACCCCCACTGAGTAATGTGTTGGGGATATAAATTTATACTAAAATATTATTAGATTTTCTAATATTTTCGTCCGCCCACATCGGTTGAAGATTATCCAAACTCCAACACCTCATAAATTCATTATCTCCGATTTCTTGGAAGTTAAATGATGTGATAGGTAATCTATGGTCAACGTGCCATTCCCCGTAATTTTCCCACGTCATATCTTCTGTAAACTGATTTTCCAAGTGTATTGCAAGTTCCTCAGGACTATACTGTAAAATTTCAAAATAATGTCCGTATTTATTCATATTATTTTCTTTTAATACGGTATATATCGCAGTCCTAAAATTAGCAACTAGTTTATAGAGGGGGTCGTTCGCTTTCCGGTTTCTTTCATAGTTACGTTTAACCTCTCGGATTTTATCGATGTTATTTTCTCGGTATTCATCCATATATTTTTTTCTGTGGTCTTTATTTTGTTCGTACCACTCATAATAATTTTTCTTTTTTCTCTCTTTTGTTTCCGGTTTTGATTCGTATTTCTTCATAGCAACCGTTCTACCACCAATAAAACGTCTACCTGATGGACCTAATTTAACACCATTTTCTCTTAAAGCATTTAATACGATTGTTTTGTGTATTTTTAGTTTTTCACTTATTGCCGGAGAACCTAATAATTCATCATTATACAATCTTAAAATTTCGTCAACTTGTTCTTTTGTTAATATTATCTTTCTCATAATAATAAATATAATAAATTTGTCCAAAAAATCAACTATTATTATTTTTAATAAAAAAAAGGAGACAATTTCTTGTCTCCTTAAGTGTATTTTTAAAAGATTGATTATCTCAATTCTTTCAAATCAAATGTTCTAACACCATCTACAGTAATTCTTCCGTAAAACCTGTTATTTACCATTTTTTTCGCGTATCTCGTCATAATACCCTTAATTGGAGTAAAATTGAACGGATTGTACATAGTTGGAGTTAATTGTAGAGGTACGTACGGTGCGTAGATGTAACCTGTATCTAACAATGACGTTCCTTTGTGTCCCATCAACACTTGGTTAGCTGGGAAGTAAGGGTCACGATAAACTTGGTAACGACCAGCCAAAGTACCTACTCTTTCAATACCCATGTTGTATTGGTCTTGCTCAGGAGCTGCGTTTGATACGTGGAAATATTCCAAATCATCAAAAATTGCACTGATTTCAGAAGAAACAACAATCCAGTTAGCACCACCTCTTAAGGTAGACTTATGAATTTGTGCAGAAATTTGGTTGATTGCGGTAATCAAAGTTTGGTTCCAATCTTTTTGAGTGTATGGAACTGCTTGACTTCCTAATCTCTTCCAACCGTTGTAATCCCAACGTAAGTTCCAAGCTGCACCTTTACGTAAATCACGAAGGATTTCACGGTCGATTTCAGCCGCAACTTGTTCAGACAATAAAGCCGTTAATTCAGCTTCAGCGTCAATGTTGTGGAATGCTGCAACGTCTTGAGCCATTTCAGGTGACCATTGAGCTCTTAATTTTCTTTCAGTAACAGAAACTGTAACAGATTGAAGGTCAAAAGAAACTTCACCAATTTTATCTTCAAACTCCATTGTTTTGTAAACTCTGTAAGTTGCACTAAATTGACTGTTTACTGCTGCAGTACCATCAACTGTAATGGTTCTACCAGAATATCCATCAAGTGAATTTGAATTTACAGTACAAGGTGTTTGTAAATCAACTTCAATATAGATTTTACCATCAGCATCACAAAGGTTATCGTATGTACCACCATTACCTGTTGAAGGGAATGAAGTAGTCGCATTAATATTACCATATTGAACAATACCTCTACCGTATTTCTGAGTTACTAATCTGAATAATAAATTACCCGTACCTGTTCCTGAGAAAGCACCTGTACTAACAGATTTAACTGTCAAATCAGACAAGAAAGCTTCATTATCCATTACTTGACCATCAGGACCAATTAATTTACCCGCTCCGTTATTTGTGAAACCTGATAAAACAACAATTGCTTTTCTATAACCTTCAGCAGGTTGTGCTGCGATTGTATATGCACCTGGTAACATTTGTCCATTTGTCCATAAAACAGTAGTCGCACTAGCACTAACGGCAGAAAATTGTCCTTTTGAGTAATCAAATAAACCTGGAGGGTCTAATGCTGGTTCATTACCTTCATAGAATCTGTCATACAAACTCTTGTCAGTGTTAAAATCAAAACCTGCATTTACACCTTGAGTTGCGCCTGGTGCTCCATAAGGTGAATAATGTGTACCACCTACAATACCGTCTCCACTTTCGTAAGACTGAATGTTAGGTACAAAGTAGAACAATTTACCAATTGGTAAGTTCATAGCTTGTACAGAAACGATATCATTCGCCAACAACTTAGAGAATACTCTACGTACGATTGGGATAACAACTGTTTCAAATGCACCTGTCACAGATGTTGATGATGCTTCGTTTATCAAGAATGATGCTTGGTTTTCATATAACTGTGCAACATTTTCTTTTAGGTGGCCTTTAAGACCTTCAAGGAACCCTAATTTGTCCCATTTGCTAATAGTATCTTCTTTGATAACTTTAAGGTGCTTAAGACCGATGTTACCAACGAGACCTGATTCTAATAATGCTCCCATTTTTATTGGTTTTTTGTTTTTAGTTTATTATTATTGTTTACAACATCTTACCCATCAAATCTTTGATTCTCAAAAATTGAGGATTTTCGTAAGTTTTTGATTCAATAAGTGTTGTTGAAGAACCTGTAGAAACATTTTTATTTAATTTAGTTTCAACTGATTCGTTCATTGGTTTACTTTCAACCTTTCCTAATTCGTCTTTGATTGACTTATAAAGATTTTTAGATTCTTTTAAAGTCTCAACATCGTCGAATCTTCTGAGGATGTTTATTTTTTCTTTCTTAGTAGTTGAGTGTTCTGTGAACAATCTTGTAGCGTAAGCTAAATTTGAGTTGAAAATTGCAACTTCATTTAACTTTTCTCTGAACGTATTCAGAGCTTTTCTGTATTCTTCATTTTTTTCTCTCAACATACCAACTTCTTGTGATAGAGTTTCCTCTTTAAGGTTTCTATTAGGTGTGATTCCTTTTCTAAGTCCACCGCCTTTTCTTGGGCCCATACCCATCGTTCTAGCAGCTTCTTTAGTTTCGGTTTTCTTAACCATTTGGTTTTTACCGCCCATGTTTTCACCTTTTTTGTACTCAAATTTTGGTTTACCTGTTCCAACAGATTTTGGTCCTTCTTTCTTGTCTTCTTTAAAACCGCCAGAAGTTTTCTTGTATTGGAATTTAGGTTTACCGATTCCGAGTCCTTTAGGTTTCATACCTTTTTTTGCTTTCTTGTGACTGTATGCTTCATCCATTTGCCAAGATTCATCTTCTTCTTCATCATCTTCATGATGACGAGATTCCGTGAATTCTTCGTCCATTTCTTCGTCCATTTCTTCGTCCATAGAGATTTCATAGATTGTTTCTTCCATTTCAGATTCATCCATTTCTTCTTCCATTTCTTCTTCCATTTCTTCGTCCATTTCTTCGTCCATTTGGATTTCATACATAACATCTTCTTCCATTTCTTCGTTACCAAAAATTTGTGCGATGATGTCGTCAGTTTCTGTGTCGTCCATTTCTGTTTCGTACATTTCGTTTTCGTATTCTTCCTCAACTGATTCTCCTAATCTGATAAGATATTCAGAATCTGTGTTATTATCTTTAAGGGTTACATCAGAACCATCTTTTTTGATAATAATTCCGTCTTCTTCACCCATAGCTTTAAAAACTTTAAGGATTTCTTCATCAGACGCACCGGTTAAATCAATTGGAGTTTCATCAGAATCCATATTTACGTCCATATCTACGTCATCCATATCGGTGTCAGTATCTACGTCCATATCAACTTCATCGTCGTTATCAGTATCAACATCTACATCTACGTCAGTATCTGTGTCTGTATCAACATCTGCGCCAACAACGTCCTCTTCTTCGTCATCTTGCTCAGAAAGGGATTCTTTTACTAATTGATTGATTTCTTCCTTCATTGTAGAAGCAAGTATTCCTTTTGCATTTTCGGCTATAGCTTCTTCAACATTTTTCATTTGAATAAGTGCCTCTTCAACTAAGTTTTTGTTTTCTTGCATAGAAAATTTATTTATTTTAACTAATAAATAGTATCAAAAATGAAAAAAGTTTAATTTTTTCAGTTGTGAGTGATTATTTTTTTATGGGAAAGGACTTCCGTAGTAATAAATAGTGTATAAAAACAAAAAAGGTGAGTTAATACTCACCTTTTAAATAAATCTAATAAATTTTAGTCTTCAACAACCTCGTCAATTTTACTTTCTGAAACTGAGGTTATTCTCCAATCATTTGAGAAACCTTCGTATCTTTTTGTTACTTTAGCTTCAACATCGGTTACTGAGAACCCTTTTACCAATTTTTCTTCTCTAATTTTTTTAATTTTACCTGTTTGGTCATCAGGTAAATCGTACTGAATTTTTGCTACAAAATACTTTTCATCCATTTCCATAATTATTTATTTTCCTAAATAATCGGATAATTTTCTCATTAAATCAATAGAGTGGTCAACATCTCCGCCAGATTTTAATTTTTTTTCT